AAGACCTTTATTGTCTAATTTATCGCAAATACAAACAGCTTTTGAAGGATTATTCGGATCAACAGAGCAAATTTTATTCATACAATTCAAATTAACTGCTTCTGGAGGACAAATTGTTACATGATATCCCATTTTGCTAATAACAGGACTAAAATCAGAAAAAATAATTTCTTGATCTTTTCCTAAAGTATATGGTTTAATCTTTTCACAATCAATCATTATTTCCAACGCTATAATTTGTTCCAGAGACAACATCACACCAACAATACGCTTTATTTTCATCATAAGGAGTTGGAATACATTTCGCAGCCGGACATAACCCAAATTTCATATTACATTTAACTGTATCATTACTTACTAGTATTTTGTCTTAAATATTTTAATAATATGTATACCAACAAAATAACAAATACAAAATAAATTCCTAAAATTATAAATTTGGATGAAAGTTTCAATTTCATTTCTATTATATCTTTACATAAAATCTCCATTTGACAAAATAAACGTACTAAAAACAACTATACCGTTATTTTTGGCGCGCGCCGCGTACCACGACCATATTTTCGTTTTGCGCGTTTAGCAAGCGCCAATGCTTTACTATTTGTTCGACAACCATTTTCTAAAATTTTATAATCAACTGCTGCTGCTTTACCACTAGTAATAGCACTTGCTAATCTAGCAATGCCCCAAGATTGAGGCGTTTGATTTGGTCGCGAACCAGAAGAATAATAAGCTCCTTCACCTTTTCTTACTATTTCAGACAATGCTTTTTTTGAACATCCTGTTGCTTTTACTAATTCATTATTTGGTAAAATAGAATCTATATTATATATTTTTTTAGCTTTGTCTACATGTTTTGATTTAATGGATGTATACGATTTAACCGTTTTTCTTGTGTAATAATTTCCTTTTTTATACATTTTTCTAGATTTTACCAACATATTCAACTGTTTTTTTTTATCTTTCATTGTTAATTTTTTTGGTAGGTATTTTACATTTATTTTCATACTAGATTAATTAGTATTTATATAATACATATATAATAATAATCAATTAATTAATTAAAATATAAAAACATGTAGAAAACTAATATTATTCATATGACTACAAAAAAAGACGAATGTATACAAATGATACATACTTTATTTCAAAACTACGAAAAAAATGATTATATGTTACAAAGAATACATACTCAAATTGTGAATTATTTACCAAATACTCTTAAAAACGAATTGGTCAATCATGAAAAACGAATCAACCGCAATCATTTTCTAACAAATGAACAACAAGTTTTTATACAGATATTTTTAAGTAAAAATAAATATTATTATTTACCAAATAACGGTGTTTTTTATGAATACGATGATAAAAATTATTCAATAGTAAAAGAAGATGATATTATTCATAAATTATTGTCTTCTATATCCAAAGAACGAGTATTATTGGATTGGAAACACAAAACTAAAATTAATGTCATCAAATTAATCAAAGAGAGAAATTTATTATCTTCAATACCTGAATCAGAGACAATTCAGAATGTTCTAAATTTAGTTTATCCTTCTTTATGTACAAGTAAAACACAAGCAAAATATTTTTTAACGATCATTGGTGATAATATTTTCAAAAAAAATCAACAACTTACTTTTTTTATTACTCAAAAAATGAAAAAATTTTTGACAGAATTAGAAAATATTTCGTATTTTTCAATAGGAAATACAAACATTACAAATAACTTTGTAACGAAATATCATGAAAATCATTCTTACGAAAATTATAGATTATTCAAAATAAATGAAAACTTCTCTCTAGAAGTTTGGAGAGAACAATTAAAAAAAACAGGGATTGATATATTGTGCGTTGCTGCACATTACTCAAAACGTTATGGCGGATCTGAATATTTTCTTGAAAATAAATGCGATGAAGAATTAAAGTTTTTTACATTGTATTTACGAAGTAATACACAACATCAAATAATTGAACAATTTTGCGACACTTTTTTAAACAAAGTGAATGACAAAGAAAGTACAATCCATTGGAAAAACCTCCATTTTATTTGGAAACAATTTTTATCGGTAAATTATTTACCTAATATGATTTATTCGAATAATTTAAAAAATATTTTAAAAGATATTTACGATTACGATGAAACATTTGATTGTTTTCATAATTTAACAAGTAAATATTTGCCAATTGAGAGTGATTTTATTAAGTTTTGGGAAAAAACAATTACTGTTACTTGTGATTCCATAAGTGATACAATGGAAGCTTTTGATGAATTAGAGATAGATGAATTATGTATGTTATTTAAATTATGGACTCAAAAAAATAATGTTATAATAGAAGAGAAATTAATATCCAATGGAAATATTAATGATGAAAATGTATTGAAAATTTTAAAACATTTTTTCCCACACATAGAAATTATTGAAAATAAATACGTGCTCAATGTAAAGTGTAGTGTCTGGGACAAAAATACGGAAATTGAATATTCATTTGACTATATTAAAACAGAAATTAAAAATCATCATAATCTAGCACTTATTTCCTTTGATGATGCTTATAATTATTATTATAAATTTTGTAATAATCAATCGAATAAACTGATTGTAAGTAAGCGATATTTTGAAAAATATTTATATTCCAAAATACCCAAATATATTGTTTATGAAAAATTCATTGAAACCATTTGGATTGATGAATAATTTTGATGTTACGCCATCCGTAAAGAAAAATGAGACACACTCATTATTCTTTCCGCTCGGTGTAATATTATATTTATGCGCAGGATATTATTTAAGCGGCATTTCCAGCAACAAATTGGAGTGCTACACCCGAAGTACCAACGCCTTCACCATCATATGGTGATGGATTTAAAGCATAATTAACGCCACTCCCTCCGCGAATGGCTTTGCGACCACGTTTTGCGGAACGTTTACCTTTATGGTGACGTTTACCAGTTTTATTTAATAATACAAAACCAAATTTACCCTTTTGACTACCATACCCGGCTTTAACTAGTCGGTTGTCTTTTTTAGCGGTTTCATGTTTTGCTTTTGAGACAATACGTCCACTTTTATTTTTCATTAAATGACTTTTTGTTAAACCACCTGAGGTTTTAAAAGCATTACCGTGCCATACTTCTGCTCGTGAACCAATTCTGGTGTTATAACTTTTTCCTTTAATCTTAATTTCAGGCATATAGAATTACAGAAGAAAAAAATATTTCTAAATACGGAAAAACAAAGTAAACACATTTTACGCATATTTTTGAAAATATTGTTGTATGGTAAATAATATTAAAATTTATTTTTGATAGGCGACCCCCCACCTCCAGACATTCCTTCTAAACGTCCTAAATAATTCAATCTTAATGGCGCAGAATTTGTTAAATTGATAAAACGAGGACGACCTCCATAATTAGTTTGAATAATATTTGAATTTCTCATATTTCGTGAAGTATTTGAACTATTTGGTTCAGTGGATGTTTTTTTTAAAATATCTGGTTTACATAGACAATTTTCGTATTGATAATAATTCGAATATTCTATTAATTGTCTATATTTTTTAATAGGAGTTTTGCTATTATTTTGATTCAAATTGACATAAGAGTACATATAATTGTCTTTTATATTTTATTTTTATATGATTATAAAATAAAAATGAAATTTGATTTTTTATTTTATTTTACTACAAACTAAAATATGAACTCTAACGATACTAATCTAGCAAACAAATATCAACAAAAAACAGACCGTCAACATATATTAGATAATCCTGATACATATATTGGTTCTGTTGAAGAAGTTGATTCTCAACAATGGATTTTAAATAATGACAACAAAATAGTTGAAAAAAATATTAAATATATTCCTGGATTGTTTAAATTATTTGATGAAGGTATTGTAAATTGTCGTGATCATGTTGTAAGAATGGCGCAAGCAGTTTCCCATAAAGTTGATAATTGTTTACCCGTTACACACATTGATATAACTATAGATGATGATGGAACTATTACCATGCTTAATGATGGTAACGGTATTGATGTAGCCGAACATCCAGAATATAAAATATGGATCCCTGAGTTAATTTTCGGTCATCTTAGAACATCTACAAATTATGATAAAACAGAAAAAAAAATAGTTGGAGGCAAAAACGGGTTCGGATTCAAGTTAGTCCTTATTTGGTCTACATTTGGATCAATTGAAACAGTTGATCATATTCGTGGATTAAAATATATACAAGAATTTAGGAATAATTTGGACGAAATTTGTAAACCATCTGTAACTAAATGTAAAACAAAACCTTATACTAAAATAACATTTAAACCAGATTATAAACGTCTAGGAATCGATGGTTTAACGCCCGATTTATTATCTTTATTGAAAAAAAGAGTGTATGATGTAGCCGCTGTAACAGATAAAAACTTGAAAGTTAAATATAATTCAAATTTAATACCTATTAAAAATTTTCAACAATATATTGATTTGTATATAGGTGATAAAAATGAAACACCTCGAGTTTACGAAGAAAACGGAGTTAGATGGGAATACGCCGTTGCTTTAACACCGACAAATGAATTTGTACAAATATCATTTGTAAATGGTATTCATACATCAAAAGGCGGTAAGCACGTTGAATATGTTTTGAATCAAATTACAAAAAAAGTAGGTGAATTTATTGAAAAAAAGAAAAAAGTAAAGGTCAATGCCAATACTATTAAAGAACAGTTAATCTTGTTTTTACGATGTGATATTGAAAATCCAGCATTCGACAGTCAAACAAAAGATTTCATGAATACTCCTTCTTCTAAATTCGGTTCTAAATGTGAAGTAAGTGATAAATTCATTGAAAAAATCGCAAAAATGGGTGTGATGGAAGCTGCGTGTGCTTTAACCGAAATAAAAGATAATAAAACCGCTAAAAAATCGGACGGTTCAAAAGTTAAAAATATTAGAGGAATCACTAAATTAACTGATGCTAATTGGGCTGGAACTGAAAAATCGAAAGAGTGTATTATTATATTTTGCGAAGGTGATTCAGCTAAAGCTGGTATTATTTCCGGTTTATCTTCGGAAGACCGCAACATAATAGGTGTTTATCCTATGAAAGGTAAAATTTTAAATGTTCGCGGTGAAACCACTAAAAAAATATCAGAAAACAAAGAAATCACTGAAATCAAAAAAATTTTAGGTCTTGAAACAAACAAAGAATACAAAACAATTCACGATATTCATATGAGTCTACGATATGGAAAGGTATTATTCATGACGGATCAAGATTTGGATGGTTCTCATATTAAAGGTCTTGGAATCAATTTGTTTCAATCCGAATGGCCTAGTTTGGTCGAAGTTCCAGGATTCATTGGTTTTATGAATACACCTATTTTAAAAGCAAGAAAAGGCGATAAAGAATTGATGTTTTATAATGAAGGTGAATATGAAGCATGGAAAGAACAAAATCAGAATGATGTTAAATCATGGAAAATAAAATATTATAAAGGTTTAGGAACCAGTACAGGCAAAGAATTTCGCGAATATTTTGAAAAAAAAAAGATTGTTGGATTTGAATTCAATGGTAAATCAAGTGAAGATTCCATTGATATGGTATTTAATAAAAAGCGCGCAGATGATAGAAAAGAATGGCTTGAAAAATATGATCGTAAATCATTTTTAGATACGTGTGAAGTAAATGTTAAATATGAAGATTTTATAAATAAAGAACTAATTCATTTTTCAAAATATGATTGCGACCGTAGCATTCCTAATTTAATGGATGGGTTAAAGATCAGTTTGAGAAAAATATTATATTCTGCTTTTAAAAAGAATTTGAATAGTGAAATTAAAGTAGCACAATTTAGTGGATATGTTTCCGAACATTCTGGATATCATCATGGTGAAGCAAGTTTAAATGCTGCTATTGTTGGAATGGCTCAAAATTTTGTTGGTTCGAACAATATTAATTTATTCATGCCAAATGGACAATTCGGTACAAGATTACAAGGTGGTAAAGATAGTGCGTCTGAAAGATATATATTTACATGTTTGAATAAAATTACTAGATCTATATTCCCATCGTTAGATGATAATGTTTTACAATATTTAAATGATGATGGTTTGATAGTTGAACCGTTATTTTACGCACCGATTATCCCGATGATTCTTGTAAACGGATCAAAAGGTATTGGTACTGGTTTTAGTACAGATATAATGTGTTATAATCCACTAGATATAATTAAATATTTAAAAACAAAATTAATGAAAAAAGAAGAAGGGGCAGACACTAATTATAATTTTATTCCTTATTATGAAGGGTTTAAAGGAACAATTCAAATTGTATCCGAATCATCTGTTTCAAATTCTTCTAATGGTCCGCGAAAATTTTTGATAAAAGGTACTTATGAAAAAATAGGTCTCGATAAAATTAAAGTCATCGAATTGCCTGTCGGGTTTTGGACAGAGGATTTTAAAGAATTACTTGAAAATTTGATTGAGCCAGGAAATGATAAAGATGGTAAAAAAAAACCTCAAATTATTAAAGATTATGATGATATGAGTAAAGATACGAATGTAGAATTTACAGTGACATTTGCGAAAGGTAAGTTAGATGAATTAGAAAAAAATACAGTTGAATATGGTTGTAATGGTGTTGAAAAATTATTGAAATTGTTTACTACGAATACAAATAGTAATATGCATTTATTTGATGCGAACGATAAATTAAAAAAATATGAAAGTGTCCAAGACATTATAGATGATTATTACGAAACTAGAATGAGCATCTATCAAAAGAGAAAAGATAATATGATTAAAACATTAGAAAAAGAATTGGTATTATTAACAAACAAGGTGAAATATATAAGAGAGAATTTAGATGGAACAATTGATCTTAGAAAAAAAAAGAAGGATGAAGTTGTTCAGATGTTGGAAAACAAAGGATATGATAAAATAAATAACAAATTAGAAGTGGAAAATAATGAGAATGTTGACAATTTTGAGAATAGTAGTAATAAACATTATTCTGATTTTAATTATTTGATTAAAATGCCGATGGATAGTGTTACGGAAGAAAATGTAGAAAGATTGGAAAAAGAACAACTAAATAAAAATATAGAATTAGATGATATTAAAAATACTACCATTTGCCAAATGTGGTCCAATGAATTGATTGTTTTAGAAAATCAATATTTAGAATACAAAGAAATTCGTGAACGATTAATAAATGGTTTATGTGAAAAAAAATCAAAAAAATTAAACAAAAAATAAAATATAATATATTTTATAAAAATATTATAATAATTAAAATGAGTGATTTCAAGGATGCTTTACATGATTTATTTTCTTATTTAAAAAGTCCATATTTTGACTATGACGATTATCTGGATCATAAATACGATGATGATTGTAATTTTGATAATGATTATCACAATTATGATTGTGATGATTTAGTTGATTTGTTTTCGGACGAACCAATCGAAACAATTATTGAAGACATAAGAAACGAATATTTTAGAAACGAAGACATCATTGAACATTATGAAGATTTTAAAAAAGAAACAAACATACATTTTTTAAGTAAACTAAAATTTCAAATTAAGAATTTGAACACATTATTTAATGATAAACCTGGTAATATGAATTTTGATTCACATTTTGTATCGAGAATAGTAAACCCAATCTTAGATGTTAATAACAGTATAAAATCAATTAAAGAATTAACAATATTATTAATAAAAATGATATTATCCAGAAAAATAATTGATTATTAAAAATATATATAATTGATTGATACAAGTGTTTTAGTAATTTTACAAAACTGAAGAATATAAAAAGGTACATTTTCTTTTTGCTCGGTGTAATGTGATATTTTAGCAATACCTTTCTTCGCTACTATTGAACATAAAATTATAATTGAATATTGTATTATTATAATTTTCTATACGTATATAATTTTTTGTTTAATGTCGCAAACAATTTAGGAAAATATAAAATCTTTATATTTAACAATTTTTTTTTAAAAATTATTATATTGTTATAATATAAAATGGATAATA